CTCCCCTGTAGTGAAAGCGAACCATGCGGTGATAAGGGCAGTCGGTTCCGCGCCTGTGCGCAGGAACACATAGAGCACTGCCGCGGTGAACACGCAGTTAGCCAAAATTATGAAGGCGACGATCACCTTCATAAAGCGTGTCTTTTTCATGAGCATCCCTTCTCGAGATCTTCAATGCGGTGGTTGGCCACTTCGATTTTTTCTTCGAGCAGGGTCTGCCCCCTTTCAAGGGCATAGGTCCGTTCGACCAGGTTGTTGTGCTTCTCCACTTTCTTTTCCAGCTGCTCCAGCCGGTAATTGACGAGCTTGTTTGCCACAATAATCCCCGAAAACGAGCCGATTACCGTCCCGAGCAAAGCGATGAGCGCCACCCAAATGTCCGTCAAAGCAACCGCCTCCCAGGCATAAAAATACCGCCCGATGGCGGTTTACTCGTTCTCGGCATCCAGCATGGCTTGGACTTCATCCCGCCAGCGCAGGGGCACCTGGTCGATGGTGCGCAGGCCGGCTTTTATCAGGTCATAGTAGAGCTTTGCCATTACGCTTCACCTCCCATGAGCGCCTCCGCCAGCTCCGCAATGGCCAGCTGCAGGCTGATGGTATCCGCCGCCTGAACCTCCGCCAGCTCCGCTACGGCAAGGCGCAGGGCGGTCACGTCGTCAACAGGCGGCTCCTCCGTCTCAGGCTGCGCCGCTTTCCACGCCGCCCAGGCTTCGGCCTGCGGCGTGAAGCCCGTCACAACACCGTCCTCGATATCGAGCTTCACGAACCCGTTGTAATCATAAAAGCCCGTCAAATCCATATCGTCAGGGATAACGGCATACCCATCGGGGACCCACGCCCCGCTCCACTTCTGCGGCGGCGGGTACGCCCCGCTGGGATTGGGCGTTCTCTGAATTATCTTCATATCGCGCCCCCCTTAATGGCAAGGTAGTAGTAGGTGGTATCGGCCGCGTTAAACATATACCCCGCCTGATTGTCGTGGTAATACTTAACCGTCCTCCCCCACTGGGAGACGACAAACGGCTGCCCACGGAAGTACCACGTTTGACTGGCGCTTATATACCCGAAACCGTATGCCCTATTTTGTGTTATATAGCCATGGGCAAAATTCGCCGCGCTTGCCGAGAAATGGGATGCCCAAAAAAGCACAATGTCCGGTACAAAAGGAAAGGTCAGCGAAACTTGATTGCTTGAGCCCGAAGTGCCTGTGCCGACATAGGAGCCAAATGCGGCTTTTGCGGCCTGTCCGATTAAATCAGAAAGACCGGGTATATCAGCAGCAGCCAGCGTGATATCTCCGGACAGGGGTTTGCCGTTTACGGTGCGGGATGTCGGCACAGCGCCAAGATTGCTTAACGCAGCAGAAGCCGTCGCCGCGCCGGTGCCGCCCGCCGCAACCGGCAGCGTCCCCGCCTGAAGAATCCCGTTTGTCCCCGTGTAAACGGCGCGATTCTCCGCAGAGCCAAGCTTTCCGTCGTTCGTGACGTTCCCATGCGTGTGCGTCGCCTCGGCGGCGCCAATATCCGATGGTGTCGTGCCGTGAGGATTCCCCGTCTGCTGGCTGTGGTCGTAGGCAACCTTCCCGCGGTCGCCGCGGTACGCCGTGGATGCCGTCTCGCCCAGCGCAAGATTGCTCTTTGCGTTCCACGCGGCTTTCTCCGCGTCCGTGACCGTCCGGTGCATTGAATCCTCATTCAAATCCGCCAGCGCCGCCGGAATTGCCGGCTTGTCCGTCAGATCGGAGTAACTGCCCGTCCACGCAACCGTTTTAAGGTCTGCAAACCACTTCCGCAGCTTGCCGAAGAGAATGGACAGCTTTTCGCCTGAGGCGATATTCGCGCGGCTTGATGCCTGGATAAACTCAACGGTCACGTCCGACCCAGCGCCAGTTTTATCAAGCTTTCCAGCCAGCACCGCGTCGATGGTGTCCATGTTTTCGTTCTGGACAGCAATGTCATAGTGTTCATTGGGCAACGGCTTCTTTAAGCCGTAGTTCGTCGTGGTTTCAGGCACCTATATCCCTCCTGCTTCTCAATTCCTCGTGCGTATAAGCCGACAGCTCTCCGTGCGTGTACGGAACAAGCTCCTCATGCGTCCGATAGATAAACACAAAGCTGAACGCCAGATGCGCCGGCTTGATTTCCTCAATTGCCGCGGCAAGGTCGTCAAGGTTCGGCGGGATGCCCAGCGTCCCGACAAATTTGACCTCAAACCGGTTTTCGCCGCTGTATTCGATGATGGCAACCTCGCCATTGGTGAAGCTCTCCGCGACGTTTTGAATCATTGCCTTTGTCGTTGCGCCCGTTCCTCGGAGCTTGCTCATAACGCGGGTACGGCGGTATTCATACGGCCTGGAGACGTCCGTTTCAAGCCCCAACTCGCGCTCCCACAGCGCAAGCCCCCATGTGGCCGTGGCGACATTCAGCTGGGCAATAAGCTCATCCCGCGCGGCGGCAAGGGCTTCCGTCCAGCGAGCAAAAGCGCCTTGAAGCTCCACCACCTGCGGGCTGTTGTTATACCATTCCGGCAGCAAATCAATCAGCGCCATTACGCAGTCACCACCACCGAGCCCAGAACCGGCACCTCATCCGCCCCGAGGGAGATATTCGCCGTACCGCCGTTAACGGTTAGCACCGAGAAATCCTGTACGCCCTTGATGCCCAGGAGCATGTAGGCGACGCGGTTATAGATAATCGTGTTCTCGTCAAACGCGATGCTGTGCAGGTACTCTGTCAGCGCCTTTTCAAACGCGCCTTGTACGTCGGATAGCGTCACGGAACCGTCTAGGATCGCCTTCGCCGATACATTGATGGTCTTAGCAGTTGCGCTCACCACGGTGACATCTGCCCCGATGGGGCGGTTTTCTTCTATGTGCGCCGCGCAGGCCTGCACAATGGGCTCATCGACTGGCTCCATGTTGGGACCGACTATGACCACTTTGACCGTTCCAGGGCCCGCCCAGAGCGGATAGACTTTTGCCGCGCCCACGCCGTCAACCGAAAGTGCCCACTGCCGGTAGTGCGCGGCGTTGCCGGAGGTGGCTGTATTGCGGCGGAATTCATTCAGTCTTGCAAGCAGTGCGGCATCTGTCTCCGGGTCCGTTCCGCCCGCCGCCGCTTCGTTCGCAAACGATTCAAGGCCGTTTAAGGCGTAGAGCTGGAGAGTAATCTCGCCGGCGTCGACGTTGTACTTTGAACCAATCTCCGCCGCCACGACGGTCCCTTCGGCCGTCCCGCCGGCAATTGTGACGTCTTTCTCGACCTCGAACTGCAGGCCGTCGGCGGTCTGAAATACCTTACCTTTGGGGATGACGGTGCCGTCCTTGCCCGTGAACGTCATTCTGGCCCGGGCTTTCGTGCCGGGCTTACGGGTGATGCCATACTCCGCCGCCCGGCGGTCTATGTATTCGCCGCTCGTCTCATCCACAAAGGCAATGGGGATGATGGCGTTGAGCGACTGGTATACCTTCCAGATTTCATGGGCCACGGCGCTGACCATGTCGTTGGCAAAGGACCCTTCGCGCGTGTCCAAGTAGGTAATGCGCGAGAGAATGTCCGTCTTGATGGCTTCCGGTGTCAGGTCCTCATACATTCACATTCACCTCGCCGTACACGGTGATGATTTTTGCGGATATCCTCAGCCGCTCGGAGTCAAAAGTCACGGTTAAATCCTTGACGCCGGTTATGTAGGGATTGACGAGCAGGCACTCCCGCACATAGCGCGCCGCCTCGGCCCGCTTGACTTCCTCCGAAAAGGGTTTCCCGACAAGCTGCTCAGCGTCGTTGCCGTACTCCCAGGTATAGATTTCATAGCGAAAACGCGGCGTCCGGAGGGCTTTCCACGCCCAGACGAGGACAGCCTCGGCGCCTTCGACAATCACGGGGGCACCGCCTCGGAACACCGGCACATCGTTTTCAAAATCCCATTTGATTTCACGATACAAGGGCAGTGTCGGCATCTCCGTCAATTGCGGCTGAATGCTTGGGAACAAGGTCATGCGCTCACCACCTTGCAAAGGATGATGTAGCTTTGCTCGTCCTCATCCGGCAATAAAAGCACGCGGTCGCCGACTTCAAAAAAGTCCAGCGCCGCGTTTTTCTCAAAGTCCGATGCCTCCCGCTCCAGCCCGGCCACTAAGATCCGCAAGGGATCCGTGCGCACCACGCGCCCAATGCGGTAGGGGGCCCGGCTCAGTTCATCGTACTCCTGGCGGATGACTTGAATGATTTTCGCGAAAGGGTTCTCTTCCATGCCTTATCCCTCCCCGGGCTTGTAAAGGTACTGCCACGGGCTGCCGCTGACGGATTGGCCGGACACCTTCTTTTTGGCGGCGCTTATCACGGCGCCGGCTTCTTTTTCGTCCATCATGCGGCGGTAATTCAGGACGAGCTTATTGTAATACTGGCCGTTCTTCCAGGTGTGCGTGTCGTTTTCGATGTAGAACAGGCCGGCGAGCCCTGTGTACGGCTCCTCAACAGCAACGGCGTTGCCCGCCACGCAGTGGACATCACCGAGATTATGCACGGTAATGCGCTGGATGACGCCATTATTCTCAATCAGTCTTTTGGCCTCGGCCCGCATGTCCTCTCCGTCGACGCTTCGGATTTGCTCCTGCAGCAGGCCGTAGAGCCGGATGAGAGATTCATCCCGGACGGTGTCCCGGACGGTTCCTTCTTTGCTGACGATTTGAACCTGATTAATCATGTTCTCGATGCTTTCCGTCGTGGAGGCTGACATGAGGTTCGACTCTCCGGCAATCAGCGCGACGGCGCCCTCCGCGCCCACTTTCACAACGGACAGCTTTGACCCTTCAAACCGGACGAGGTATTTTTCGCCCGTCTCCCGGGAGGCCAGCGTGTAGGCAGTCTGAATGATGTGATAGAGCGTTGTCGCCACGAAGCTGCGGCTGATTTTGACGCCCGTCTGGGCTATATATCCTGTCTCTATCCCAAAGTCTGCGCAGATGCGACGGGTGATGTCTTCCGGCGTCGTCCCTTTGAATTGGTATGACGCTTTGTTGCGCTTTATATAGAAGCCGCGGTCAAAGGCGGTGATGTCGATGACGCTGCTCTCAGTGCTCTTGGTGCGGGAAACGATAAAGCCGCTGAACAGTTCCATGTCATCCAGAGCCAGCGTAACGCCGGCCCCAAGGGGGCAGTCAATTGCAGGAATATTCGTATCCGTGGGGGAGGAGAGAAGCCCGAAGTCCAAGGTTCGGGCGCACTGAGTATACTCGCCGCTCCATGTGATGGCTGGCGCCAGCTGTAAAATGTCCTTTGTCCCGGCGGAGGTCGTGAGAAACAGGCGGAGGTTCATGCTTATACCCCCTGCAGCGCGCTCTTGTCCGGCAGGCGGATCTGCTGCCCGGCGTAAATCAAATGAGGATTGGCGATGCTGTTATAGCGCGCCAACTTGTTATAAAGCGAAGCGTCGCCATAGAATCGCCGGCAGATGGCCGAGAGAGTATCACCCTTGACAACGGTGTACGTCTGCATGGTCTTCGGGGCTTCTTCCGTTGTCCGCTTGGCGCCGTTGTTCCCGGACGCCGCGGCCCCGGCAGAAAGCTCCCGGTATTCCCGCAGCGTGATTGTGGCGTAAACGTCGCCGGTGCCGTCCTGCTCGCCGGCCTCGATTTCCTCAATCAGCACCGGAATGTTGACGGGCGTATCGCTGATGATATACCGCAGCACCGCGCGGCTGCGGCACCACTCCCGGAGCTGGTCCACGTAGCTGTACGGGTCATCCGTCCGGGCTCCGGACTGGATAAAAGCGTATGGGTGGGCAGGGAACAGGCACTCAATCTTGATTGTGGCCAGCGTCGGGTAGCCGGCGATATGAACGTCGCCCAGCGTATGGATGTTAATCGTCTCGATTTTCATCCCGTAGCTTACGCGGTACGTCTCCGGCGTCACAGGAAAAACGAGCTCGATGTTCTTGTCAGCGAGAATCATCTTCATTAACGCTCACCTCACTGCGCCAGCATCTGGGCACGCTCGAGCCGGCGAGCAAGCTCCTGCGCGATCCGGTCGATGTCCGCCTCTTCACGGACAACGAAGGTGTTCCCGGTTATCATGACGGAGCCCCCCTGCCTGGAGTTATAGGCGCGGGCTTCGGAGGCTGTCAGAACCCGCTCGCCCTCGTGCAGGAGGGCAGGGAAGTTGTCATACGGAACGCGCTGCAGGCCATAAGCCGAACCGGCCGGCACACGCGGCATTCCTGCAGGAAGATTATTGGCCGCATTGATTGTGTTCTTTTGCAGCTCTATGAAATCATTCCACGTAAAGTCTTCAAGGACTGCGGCGGCGTAACCTTTAGAGAACTGCTGCCCCATGCGATAGCCATAGTCCCAATACGCATCGCTTAACGCTGCATTGTCTTTCAGGCTGTATGCAAGCTCAAGCTGCGAATCTAAATACAGTTGATTGATTTCGCTGGCGTTAAACTCATTTGCCGCAATAGCGGCGGCCTCTTCCAGGACGCTTTTCATCCGAATGCGTGCCTCGTTGGCAGCCTGGTCGTTACCGAATTTCGTGGCATCGTAAAGGGCCAGCTCGGCGTATTTATACGCATCCATCAGCTCCCGAACGCGCCCCTCAGAGTCCAGACCGAGAACACCCTCCTGGATTTTTCCCGTTACGACTGACGTCATGATTTCGCGCTGTAGGCGCTCTTTTTCGTTCTCCAGCGCCGCCATTCCCTCGCCGATGACGCGGTAGGCTTCCTGCAGGGCCGCGCCCGCTTCGCTGTCCAGATAATCAATCTGTGCCTGAATGCCGCTTTTGCGTTCGGCTGTATAGCCTTCGCCCATGGCGTTTTGCAGGCTTTCCGTGGCATCTTCCAGGGAGCTGAGGAGGCCGGCGTATGTCTGAGACTGCATGGCCATGCTGCCTGCAAACTCCGCGCCCATGTAATCGGCGATGGCTTTCGCCGCCTCAGCGCCGGGGACCAGCCCTTTGCTGACCATCTCCTGGACTTCTTCCTTGGCCTTACCGGACGCTTTGGCGAGATAGTCCCATACGGGGATGCCGCGCTCAAGCAGAGGATTAAGATATTCCAGCGTCGTTTTCCCGGTGACCTGCATGCGGCCGAGTGCCGTTGCAATGCGCACCATGTCCTCGTTGGACATTCCAAGCGCCGAGCCAGCGTCACCGACTTTCGTCAGGAGCGGCAGTAGCTCTTCCTGCTTGTAGCCATAAGCAAGAAGCGTCCGGCTGATATCCGCCAGTGTGTCATAGCCGAAGGGCGTCTCCGCAGCGAACCGAATCATTTCATTGAGATATCCCTGCGCATTGCTCCTGCCGCCGAGGAGCGTTGTGAAGGCGATAAGACTCTGCTCGCGTGCAGCCGCAATAGAAGTGCCAGATTCCAGAATTGAGGCAGTCTGTTCTGTGATTGCTTGGTACTGGTCGGAGTAATACTGCTTAAATGCCTCGTCCTTTTTTTCGAAGACCTGAATTGCGCCTTGGACAGCGCCGATGAGGGCCCCGCCGATAGCGCCAACCGCTGTGCCGATTCCCGGTATGACAGAACCGATGGCTGCGCCGGCCGCCGCGCCGGAAAGCGCGCTGGAAAAATACGCGCCCGCTTCACTTCCGAAGGCGCTGCTGACGTAGGCGTTTGCCAGATCGCTTATGGTGTCTCCGATAAGCTTCGTCGCCCCGGCGGAGGCAAGGGAACTGAGGATGCTCACGCCCTCGCTGCCGCCCCCGCCTCTGCGTCCGGCGCGGTTTTCAAGTTTGCTGATGGCGCCGGTCAGGCTGAGGATGTCTTTTTCCGCCTGCCGTGCATTTTTCGAGACTAAATCCAGATTGCGCCGGGCGTTTTCATATTCGGCGTTTGCGAGCTCCAACGCCAGCTTATCAGCGGCATCCCCTGTCGCAGCAAACTGCTTCTCTGCTTCTTTCAGCGCCGCCTTAGCCTTTTCGACGTCCACTTTCAGCGTCGCGCGCGTCCTGTTAAGCGCATCGAGCCGGTTCTGCAGCCCCTGCAGATCCTGGCCGAACGCTTGGCTGGAATTGCGCATCGTCGTAATGGCGGTAGAGAAATTGTCCCTGGCCGCAATCGCGATGCTGACGCTCTTGCTCACCTATCCCGCCTCCTCTGCTCCATGATGGTGTCAAAAAAAGCGCGTATCACAACCTTTTCGCCCTCTGGCAGATTGTAATACGCACCCGGCAGTATGTGATGTTCGTGAAAGAGATAGAACATCAGCTGGGCCTCATAGTCGGTCTCTAATTTTTTTTTACTTCCTCGATGGTGTTCGTCCGGTAGCCGCTGAGCCTTTCGATTTCCCTCGCCAAGCTCTCGATCTCCCCGGGGAGTAAGAGCTTTTTGACGAGCTCGGCCGGCGTCGCCGCGCCGTATTTCTCAAGCAGCCCCCGGTCCTTCAGGTTCGGCTCCACCACGCCGGCCAAGATAATGTGGACGTTGAGGTCATCCATCACGCTGCTGGTCAGCTCGGCCGCCTTGCTGTACGAGAGCGCCCGCAGCTTAAATTCCACGGGCGCCCCGCAGATTTGAGAAAGCCGCTTGAGCTTGACAACCTTTTCAGGCGGATGCGGAAGCTCCATCTTCAAAAGCAGATCCAGCGTGTTGCTCATGGTCAGCTCACTCCAATCATGTCGAGATACTCAACGTCCGTGAAGGTAAAGGGCGCCTCGATGGTCCCATGGCGCGCCGCCTCCCAGTCGGCGATGGTCAGGTCGTCGAAAGAGACGTTTTTCAGGGCGATGCGCTCGGCGCCGTAGGCATCCGGATCGGCGAGCTTGGAGATGACGGTGAAACGCGGGTCCTGGCCCCGGCGGATCTTGTCGATGATGAGACCGGCCATGCGGCTGTTGACCTTGTACATCTTCAGGGAGCCGGTGTACTTAATGGACGTGATTTTGGTGTCCACGGCCATGCTCCGGCACCGGTTAATCTCGGTTTTGTTGAAGGACGCCTTGGCCTGCAGCCCGTAGGCCTCGCCGACGTACTCGCCGTCGAGCCAGACTTCCCCGTACGTCCCGCTGATGACTCTTTTCGCGCTGTCCATTTTGAGCCCTCCTTAAATCGTGATGGTGAGGGAGATGTCCTCAATGGCGTCGAGCACCGAAATGGTCGCCCGCAGGAAAACCTTGTCCCCGGTGGCGGCCGTCTTGATCTCCTGCTCCGTCATGGCGGACGTGTCGATGCCCTGGCTGATCAGATAGTTCTCCTGCGCCTCCAGGTCGATCTGCACGTCACTGGTGCCTTCCGCCAGGATACCGGCCGCCTCAAGGCTCGTCAGGTACGCCTTAATAGCGGTGATGAGCAGGCATTTGTTGTCGTAAGAGTTGGCGTATTTGCCGATGTAGCTGTCCTCGGCGGTCGTCCGAATATCCCGCTGGATCATGTCAAGGGCCTCGACGATTTTAATCTTCTTGAAGGCGTCGCTCTTGCCCGGCGGGATCGTCACAAGGCTGTTGATGCCGCGTCCGACCTTAACTTTTGAGCCGTCATGGAACAGGACAAACTCGCCGTTGTCAATCGCTTCGTCGAGTTCCTGCTTCGTCTTGCGGGTAACATCGGACACCTCCGGAAGGGGCGCATAGGTGCAGGAAATCGTCATCGGCGTGCCGGCAATCAGCCCGGCGATGCGGGCGCAATATTGGGCGGCGGTGTAGGTGACGGCGCCGACCTTAATGCCGCTGGCGGTGAAGTTAATAATCGCCTCGGAATTGGCGGCCATATTCGGAAGCACCGCTTTGGGCGTGTAGCTATCGGCGCGCATTTCTGCCACCCAGTCGGCGATCTCGGCGGCCTCCGCCTCTCCCGTTTCGGGCGGACCGACAAGGTAATCCACTTCGGCGGCAGCCGTCTTAAAGTAAGCCAGGGCCTCCGACAAATCCTCGGCCGAAGTCGGCAGGACATAAAGAATAACCTTTCTCGGCGGGCTGGCATAACCGAGAAAGGCACTTTCAATGTATGTCTGGTTGCTGGCGGAGAGCGCCGAAGGGATATCGCTCTTTTTGGTCAATGTGTATGCGCCATCCGCCGCCGTGTCTTTGACGATGATGCCCACAACCCCCTTCTGGGAGCGCTGGATGGCGCTAGATGCCGCCGTGGAAAATGCAATGTTGATGCTCGGCAGTCCCATTTTATTTCCCCCATTCTAATAAAATTGTTGTGTAAACCTTTTCAGCCGCCGGCAGCGGTTCGGCTGGCTCATCCCGGTCGTCGAAGTAGGACACCTGCAGGTCCACGGAGGTGTCTGTAAGCGTCGTCTCGCCCTCGCTGCCGGTGACTTTGAGCCTGCGGTCGTCGACTGTGATATACCCGCAGGAGAACAAATCCAGGATGTCGGCCTGGGCCTGGCGCAGCTTCTCGATGTTCATGATGTAGCGGCTGTCCGTCTCAACGAAATACGTAATTATGAAATCCGCCGTCACGAAGACCGTGCTTCGGCTGGCGTCCTCCCGGTAGACATACGTGTTCTGGATTAGATACGACGGGCGGCGGAAGTCTTTCGGGCACGTGTTGATGTACGCTGTTGCCTTCGGGAATTTCTTCACCATCAAAACGTTGATGGCGTCAACAATGTCCTGCATGCGGACCATGTTTATCCCTCCAACATCTGGGCTAGATCTTCGGCGTACCGGTAAGCCGCTTCATACGCGATGCTCTCCGCCGTCTGTCGTGCCGCCTCGTAGAAATGAAAACCGTCAGCGTAGGCTTGTTTCGCACGGCCGCGCCGCCGCTTTTTCGCGCGACCGGAAGGGCGCCTGATGCGGTGGCCGTTTTCAAGGTAGTTTGTAAGGGCACCGGGGCTGTCGCTGTACCCGTGCGGGCCCAAGCCGCGTATGGCGCGCACGGCCGCATAGCCGCCCAGGGAGCCGACGAAATAGTCCTGATACCCTTTTATCCGGCCGTGTGCGTCGTTGAGCCCGGAGGAGTCGATCTGCCGCCGCACTTCCTCCAGCACGGCCGCGCCGACACGCCGGTGCATCTCACGCCGCGAGTTCGGCACCTCGCGCAGGACGTGTTCAAAGTCGTCGATGAGGCGATGCAGTTCTCCCATTTCTACGCTCTGCATCAGGCATCCTCCTTCCGGATGACTTCGTACTCGTTTTTATACTCGTCGAGTACATGGCGGACAGCGACCATATAGGCATCGCCGCCGATTTTAACAACCTCACCGGGCTTCAGGAGTACAGCCTTCGGCGTCACAAGCACATAAGCGGTCTCATGGACCGTCATCGGCTCAGCCGGCTCGGCCCGCACGTATTTCTCTGTGAGGCAGGCTGGGAAGGTGTATTCCGCGGCATGCGTTTCTATCGGCCGGTTCAGCTCGTCGAACGCCGTTTCCGTGCGTTCGACGGCGCATAAAACCGGCTCAACGAGCGCCGCGGTCACCGCCATGCGCAGGCGGTCTTCCATAGGCACAATGTCGGTGAGAAAACAGTGCCGCCCCTGCCAACGGATGGCCTGGTGGAGCGTCAGCGGGCGGCGCCGCATGGTAAACCGGACTGATTTCGCGCCGAGGCCCGCCTTGGAGAAGAGATTTTGCCGCTCTAAGATCTCTGCATAAGCCCATGTCCGGGCGGAAACGCCCCACTTCAGGCTGTCGTCCAGTTCATGAAGGGTCAGGATTTCGATGCGGTCACGGCATCTGCCGGGATTGAACATGATATCACCGCCTTATAGGAGGTTGCGGCTGTGCATGCCGAGAATCGAATCGACGACCTTGTTGACGTTCTGCTGGTCGACATACATGGAGCGGTTGTCGTACATGTCCTGGCACAGAACTAGGAATGCAATCGTCAGATCCGGGTAGCTGTCGATGTCGTCGCCCTCCTCACTGTGTTCCGGAAGGCCCGTCACGTCGAGGATGTACTGCTTGGCCGCATCCATGACGGCTTGGAGCAAATTGGAGTCGTACTCGTCCGCCTCTAGTTTCAAATAGGCCGCCACTCGCTCCCGCGTGACCTCACTGATTTTCATCAGCCGCCTCCGATTTCTTTGACTGTTTCCTGGCTTTAGGCTTCGGCGGCTCTGACACGGGCGGCTTCTCATCCGTCTGCTTCGGCTCCGGCGGGCCAGCCAATTCGATGTATCCCGCGGAAATAAGGTCGCGGAGCACGGCCTCATCGCCGCACTCCGCGACCTCGCCTTTGTGCATTGAAAGCGCCCCGGTAAAGCCGACTAAAGCTCGGATTTTCATGCCGGTGCCTCCTTATCAGGACGCTTTCATCACGAGCTTGGCGATCTTCTGCCGGTTCTCGATCTTGGCATCCATCTCCAGCCAGCCTACGACGCCGATGACGTGCTGGGTGGCGAATTTTTCACGGAGAACCTGCACGGAGAAGGACTCCGTGAGCTTCACGGCCAGGCCGGACATGTCGCCGTAGTAAATCACGGTCTTTCCGGCGCCGACGTCGTCCATGTTGTCTGAGACGTACACGGGCTTGCCAAGCAGGGACGAGCCGAAGGGGGAGGTGATGTCGTCGTTGAGCAAATACCGGCCATTGTCATCTTTAAGCAGGCGCAGGGCCGTGCGGGTCGCCGGGGACATGATCCAGATGGCATTCTGCTGATAGGTGTCTTTGATTTTGTCCCGCAGGCGGATCAGGTCGTCGGCTGTAATGGCCGTAGAGGCTGCCGCCTCCTGAGTCAGCGTGACGCCGCGCAGGCCCTCGATTTTGCCCTCCGTTCCTTTGAGGAGCTCCTTCTCAATCCAGCGCGCCACTGTCTCGGCCATAGCCCGGGTCGTGTAGCCCACAATGTCAAACTGGCTGTTGTTGATGAGGGACTGGGAGATCTTCGTCAGCACGCCGGCCAGATACCCTTTCAGTTCGATGCTGGCGAACCTGCCGGCAGACGACTCCAGCTCGGTAAACTCGTCGGCGTAGGCCATCGTGATGGCCTGGGCCGAGTCGTCATACAGCGGAATCGTCAGCGTTCCCGGAACGTTGTAGCGGGTCGCCCTCTCAAAAATCGGGCAGATGTCCCGGACCTGGGCGATGATTTTATTCGCGATGCTGGTGGGAATGACGGCCCCATTGTCCGTCTTGGTGAGGCTCACATCGGCGCGTTCCTCCACAGCGCCGCGGATGTAGCTGGCAAAGGCGCGCTCTTCAGCCTTTCCCTTCTCATCATCGGCCGCCGCCGGCTTATTATCGGGGGCGGGGATCTTGATATTCCGGGCGCGCTCCTCGCGCTCAATCGTTGCGTCGATATCCTTGATTTCCTTCTCAAGGGCATCAAACTGAGCGCGCTCTTCCTCGCTGAGGGCGCGCTGCTCCATTTCGGCTTTGGACAGGATGTCCTCGAGCTGCTTGTGCAGTTCATCGCGTTTTTCCATCAGGGCTTTCAGCATTTTGCCTCCTCCTTTTTTTCAAAGCTTCAAGTCTTTTCTTGTACTCGGAATTGTCATAGGCCGGCTCGCTGATGACCTCCGGCGCATCATCCATGGCGCGGTACTCAATCGCACGCGTTTCATCGTCCGCTCGCACCTCGATAGAAGTCGCGGCATAGCAAGGCACCTTGTGGATCACCAGGGTGATGTGGTCCAGCGTCATCCCCCGGATGCGGCGCAGAGGCAGGGCATCGGCGCGCTCTTCGATGATGTCCTCTACGTCTCGCATTCCAAAAGACCAGCCTTTGATGGCGCCGGCACGCGCCTCGGCAATCGTCTGCGGGTCGGTCACCAGCGCCTCGGCATGCAGGCCGATGGCATCCTCGCGCAGTTTCAGTGTTCCGGCACGCGTCTCGGCCAGCACATAGTCTGGGATGTGGTCCTTCGTGAGCGGAATGTTGCCGGCCTTTTCGAGGGCTTTCGAAAAGGTCCGAGGTTCGATAACCTCGACAACGCGCTGTCCTTTGCTTGTCACAACCGGCCGGCTCATTTTTTCCGTCACATTGACATACCCGGAGATATGCAGGCCGTCAGCGCGGATCTCCAGTTTCATCTTCCGTTTCACCCCCTTTCGAGGGAGCTTCAGCGGCGCTGCCTGTCCTGCCGTCCGTAACCTGCCGGGTGTTCGGCGTGAAGAACGTCCTGGTTTTCGGGTCGTAGATGACGTCTGAGAGGTTCATGGATACGATGTCCATGCCATCGATGGGCGGCAGGTCCTCGGCATAACGGATTTCGTTCCGCGTCATGAGGCCGCTGCGGATGGCGATTTCATAGGCCTGATACCGGCCGAGCATGGGCCCTTTGAGAAGCTCCTTCGTGTCGAAGGCAAAATAATAGCTCCCTTTCTCCGACTCCAGCAGGAGGTCGCGGTTCAGGGAGCATTCGATTTTCGTCATGAGCGGAATGGCGGCAAGTTTTGCCAGGGCAGAGATTTCTTGCTCCGTCGCGGTCCCGGTTATAGCGCTGGGCGCCACGTGAAAGAGCTTTGCGATTTCGTTTGCGTTTGTGACCTTGCCTTCGTTAAGCTGCATTTCGACGGACGTATTGGAGGACTCCTTAAAATCCAGACCCTCGTTGAGAATGACCACCGGCTCCTCGCTGTCGTTGGCATACAGGCGGCGGAACGCCTTTTTCAGCTCATTCATGGCCGGCTCTGTGAGCCTGCGGCTGGACTTGAGAAATCCCCGCTTGTTGCCGCCTTTTTTGACCATCGTCTTTTCAAATTGCAGTGTCGCGTATGCCACGGCCAGGAGCTCTGAGTTTTCCTGCACGATGCCGGCCCCTGTGGCCCCGTCGCGCGTGTTGCGCAGGATTTTGAGAAACTGGAAAGGATAATACCGCCGGCCGTCCACGTAAATGTCATAATCCTTGAAGATATGGTCGGTGCCCATGACGATAGTCACGCAGTCTTCCGGCACATAATGCAGACTCACCCAGCGCCCGCCTTCACGGTTGATATAAGCGTAGGCCCCTTTGCCCAGGTAGTAGTCCCGGATCATCGCTCCCCAGAAGTCATGAGCGCTGAGGGTATCGCCGGTATCGTCGTTGAGCAGGCGCACGCGCGGGTCGTCTTTTACTTCCGCCGCCTTTCCGTAATTGTCGCGGTAGAGCTTTATCGGCGTGGCGGCGATTATGTCGGATATGAGGGAAATGGCGCCGGAGACGGCCGGAATCTGCAAGGCCGTTTCACGCGTCACGGCATCCGGCCGGAGCATCGCGCGGAGGAGTACTTCGTCCGTCGAAATATCTTCGGCGCGTTTTTCTGCCCGGCGCGAGAAGAATCCCATCGTATCACCCCCTTACGTCTGGCAGACGAAGTCGTCGAGCAATACCCATTGCTGCAGCAAATAGACGGCCATGATGAGCGCCACGACCATATCGACCTTGCCCGCCGATTTTTTCTTATTGACATACTTGTTGAGGTTCGTATCCTCTGTACATCGCGCGTTTTGAAAATTGATTTCGAGCAGGGTGTTCTCTTCGTACCGGAATCTCCCGTCGAGGATGTACTCTTTCAGCAATTTAGTCGGCGGGTGGAGGACGCTCGAGTGCTGCTTGATTTCCACGCACTCAATCGGATTGTCTGCGCTTTCGAGTTTCTGGACCGTTGAAAGTGCGTTATATCGGTCAAAGCCCAGCTGCACGATTTCCACGCCGTATTTCTCTTCCAGCGACAAAATGAAGCGCTCCACATCGCCGTAGTCTATGACCTCGTCGCCGCAGGCGAAACAATCTCCGGCGTTTATCAGGCGGCGGTAATCGACTTTTTCACGGTCGCTCTTCAAGACGATTTTCCCTTCCGGGATGAATCCCCAGACTTTGGCGTAAATCTTCCCTTCATGCTCCGTAACCATGGCGACGGCGGTGTTGTCGTCCGACTGGGAGAGATCCAGCCCCAGAAACACGCGCTTGCCGCGCCAGAAATGCGGATTGCCCGGGATGCGGCAGGCCCGCACCTTTGAGATCTCCACATACCCTTCCGTGCCGAGGCCCTGGTACTTGATGTTGTTGTGCTTGCACAGGTAGTTCTCCCGCTTGTTCTCATACAGAACCGCCAGCGTGCGCATCTTCTTGATAGCCTCGAAAACACGCTCGTTGGTGACCGCCACGGGGTTGGGCTGGTAGATGATGAGGTCGTTCGTCATCCACTGATCTCCGGTCAGAAACTCATCATCCGGCTCGTAGAGCAAAGAAAAACGCCGCTGACCCTCAAGCAGGCCGTCCAGCGTTTTCTTGGATATGTCAACTTCGTCTATAAACCCGTTGTTGTCGTTGGGGTACTGCGTGGAGATTATGATGCCGAGCTTATTCTTAAGGATAATCTGCGAAGAACGCATGGCCTCGATAGGGTAGCTGTCCATGGCCCCAGCCTCGTCCGCCAGGAACATGTTAGCCAGCTTGCCGTCCATGCGGTCGTCGCTGTATGCCAGAGGCGTGTACTCGCTGTCTGTGAGAAGGCACCGGATTTCACTGCGAAGAATCTTGAATACCTTGTCGTCCGCCAGCGCAGGACTGGACTTTATGATTTTCCGGATGGCCAGCTTCAGCTCAGAGGACAGCTTCAGGTCCGGCGCAACCGAAAAAAATCGCGAAAACCGCGGTTCCGTGAGCATAGCGATGATGAAGATGACGGCGCTGTTGAAAGTCTTGAAGTTCTTTCGGGCGATTTCCAGCAAGGCCGTATCGTAATAGCGGGCATCCGGATCATTGGCGCACTTCGTACAGAAAACGGCTGTAATGAGCAGCCAGGCGTAATCCTCCAGACCGTCGTACATAGAACAGTGCATGTCGGGATGGACCATCAGCTTGAGGATGCGGCAGATCTTCTGAAAGGCCGCATCATCCACGAAGGCTTCCGGATTTCGGCCATATACAATGTCCAGCCATTGCCGCGCCTGGGCTTTGACGTAAACGCCAACTTTCCGATTATCCGGCTCCAGGCACCACTCGGCATAATGTACCGCTCGGCTGTCCTTAACTGTCATCACTCAACGCCTTTAAGAGAGGATTTTCATCCCGGCTGTCCGCCTTCGGGATGCTCCGGAGCGCCGCGGCGATGGTCATGCCGTTTTCACGCTCAATGTCAAAGAGCATGCGCCGTTTCGTCTGAATCTGCTTGTCCACGTCGATAATCGACTTCTGCATCTGGGCCTGAAGACGATATTTCTCAAGTTCTTCTATATCCGGATCTTCCATGAGCTTCTGCAGATTTCGGGCGAACATCTCCCGTTTCTTCTCGAAGTCGTAACACTCCGCCTGGAGCAGACAATACCGATTCATGACGGCCTCAAGGATGGCGTCATCCCGCCCGATTTTCTTCAAAAGCCGCTTTATGCGCAGAAACTCCTT